CAAATTAATATCTGTCATATCATTAAATAATGGACTAGTTACAAAATACCCGAACATAACGAGGTTCATCATCAAGTCATCATGATTTCCATCAGAAGCTTCAAAAGATACGCCTTTTGAAACAAAGGTTGATATCTCCATTATTGTTGTTTCGTCGACGATCTCGAGTTTTTTATTTTCTAATAAATCTTTTATGGCTGAGCAGCCAAGTCTCTTTGTTTTTCTATTAATCTCTACACCAATCTTATCAGCTTTGATAGCAGATTCTAAGTGTATATTTTCATATTCTAAATCATAATATAAACCATTACAAACTATAGAGCCCTGATCGTTTGCTTCTACTATCACATAAGCGTTATTGTAGGAAACCGCATACTTATAGATAATATTAGGGAAGAGGATAGGCGAGATAGTGTTGTTGCGATATACAGCAACCTGTTTGAACGGGCGAACGCTAATATCGACCAAAGTAAAAGTAGAGTAGTCCTGTCCTCTTCCTTTAGCTACATCTACACACATGATGTAGTCATGTTTTTCTACAGGTTTTTTATATATTAAAAGGTCACCACCTTCGAAAGTATCTGTAGGATTATCAGCTCTAAACTCCATCAATGTTTCTGCACTAATCAACGTATCACCAGTTCCAAAAAACGTGTTACCAAATTCTTGGTTAAATTGTAGTTGAGATGTATTTGCGATCGTTGATTCTTTCCACTTTTCATCTCGACCAGGTACATCCCACCAATCCACTCTAAAAGGTTTAAATTCATTAACACCTTGCACTGCACCTTGCCATATATTATAAAAAGTATTTCCTACACCGTTTGCAGTAGATGTAACTATAATTTTGGTATCTTTACCAGAAGAAACAACTGGATATGTAGATGTGTAAAACTCTGCAGCTCGTTCTACAAACGCGAACTCATCGAGATAAAGAAGATTAACGGAAAGACCACGAATAGAACTACCAGAAGTAGCAGAGGCAATAATACGAGAATTGTTACTAAATTCAAGAGAACCCTTATTAAGGGCTTTACTACCAGGTTGTAAAAAGAAAGGAGTATTCTCCAACATAAGTGTGATTCTTGATAGCATCTCTCTTGCTGTTGCGCCTTTGTTTGCCAATACTGCAATTGTTTTGTCCGAGTTAAAGAGGGCAAACCATAGTAGATAGGCACATGCTGAGATCGACTTACCTGATTGACGACACGCCAGTACAACATTAAATCTATTCTCCTTAAATTGACTAAACATTTCCTTTTGATAAGGATATAATTCAAAAGGTACTAAGCCTCGATCCAAAGATATAATCTTACAATACTTTTCTGCAAAATAAGCAGGATCACCCATGCATCGAGAGTATTCTTGTACAAGGTCAGCCGTCCATTCTTGTACTACTCCGTCACGTTTAACATTAGGATTTCCCAGATATGTTTGTATCTGGTGTGACATCAACGACCTCTGAATCTGTGTTTTGTTTTTGCAAGATCTTTTGAAGGTCCGCAGTAGATCCTAAAAAAATATTATTTTGTTGGTGCTCTACTTGTTTTAATGGCTCTTCTAAATCTTTATTTTTCTTGTTTAAGTCCATCAACCTATCGTTAACGTCTGATAAGTTTTTGATCATATTAGAGAGAACTTCAAAAGCACGTGGATGCTCAGACTCACGAGCTACTTCCATCATGGTCTCAAGACTCATCTTTCCTTTTTCTAAGAGTTCGTAGTAAGTATCGCGAGAATATTCATAGTCACTCTTTACATTATTTTTATCTTTCATTTTATTTTTTGCTTGATCTTACTCTATCAGCTAAATCCTTATCAGCTTTACCCCATGTTCCGCTGCCTTTAGTGATAAATGAATTAACTCTTGCCATAGCCCACTGCTGTGGTGTAGTACCTTTTCTATGACCTGTTTTCCACGCAGCCATTCCTCTGTTGTAAACTGATCGAAGTATACTTTGAGAAATACCAGACTTTTCAGCTTTTGCTGCAAGACCTTTCTTTTCTTCTTCTGCGAGATCAGTCCCTCTTATTTCTTCAAAAGTTTTCATTTGGCATCTCCTTTTTTTCCAAACATTTGATGATATTTTATAGTATGCTTTGATTTTGGCATTGGCTTTTTACGAGCTTCTTTATCTCCAGGTGCATCTTTATATGCTGCTGGATTACTATCTGACATCTTAGCCTGCTTTTTAAATTGTCTATCTCTTTTTTCTTTTTGGCCTTTCGAAAGACCAGCATGATAGACAGCAGGTTGAGTTCCTTTTCTACCCTTAATATCAGGATCTTGAGCTACTTCTGGAGCTTCTCTTATTTCTTCGAATGTTTTCATCAGCTATCTACCTTTGCTCCACCTCTCCATTGGAAACAAGACCAATATCGAGCTTTGTGTTTTGGACCAGGATTATCGCAGTTATGTCTTGCTCTAAAGTTTTTTCTACGATTTGGATCGTCTCTCTTGATCTCCATGTTTGGGTCACCAAATCTTACGACTACGATGTTGCCACTTGGTCCTCTTACATAAACCTTAAACTTCTTATTAGGATTCTCGCTAGTCCTAATAGGATCATTAAGCTTTACCTTTTTGCCTTGATATTCTGCTTCTGTAATCACGAGATCATCGTAAAGATCGCATGATTCACAGAAGTCATCTATCTCTTGTGCTCTATGTTCTTTAAAATTCATTTTACTATCCTTACTTATGAGCCGAAGCCACCGTCGCTATCTTGTCCCCAAATGGTTGTTGTAAATCCAAAGTCACTATCTGCATCTCCAATGGTATTTATAGGATTTGGATCGATCTGTATTGTTTGTAATCTCACATCAGAGTCGACTGTTAAACCTATTGCAGAATCAACAAACCCAATTTTATTAGCAAATATCTTAGCAACAGATTGTCTGATGATCTTCGATGTTGGTATTGGTCCATAATATTGAGTTCTCATCTCAAAGTCGATTGTATAAATTATAGTTCTTCTTGAACCAAGTTCTCCTTCGAAGTCATCTGCAAAACCTACACCTGTAAGTGTTATTGGGATGTCCTCTTTAAAAGAAGGGTGTTCAGAAGGGAATGGTGTTATGGTTAACGTATATTGTGGATTAAAGAATGGAAGTATCTGCTCAACCATCTGTAACGCATCATCTTGTGATTTAGCATATATGTTAAGTTGAAATCCTATGATATAAGGAACAGCTGTGTTAAACTTTTGACGACCAGTGTTAACTGTACCTGTATTTGTAAAATGAGCAGTCTTAGCAAGCTGTCTAGATGTGTCGTAGTTTATAGAAGTAATTTCGAAAGACATACGTGGCAGCTTTATGGCAACTCTTGTATCTTCAACAAGATCAGGGTTCTCTCTTATCCTGTCAAGATACTTTACTTTAGGCGCATAAGTTAGAGGTACTTTGACCTGACTTATTACACCACCGCTACTATTTTTCCTCAAAACATATATGTTGTTGAAGAGTCTACCAAATATAGCAACACATTTTCTTGTTTTTTCGTGATAAAAATGGGTGCCAAACATAACTAACCTTTATAAATCTTTTGTAAGTGATCTTCAAAGGCTTCAACTTTAGTTAGTCTATTTGGCCAAAGTATGTACTCTTTTTCTGGATTCTTTTTTAAATTATTTAAGAGAGGCACTATAGCGTTGTATAGTTTATCAAGCTTCTCTTGTGTAGTTGTAGCAGTAGATTCTACAGCTGCAGCTTTTTGTGTTACCTTTTGAACAGCTTCGAGTTCGTCTTCGTCGACTGCTGTAAAACCAAAATCAAATAAATCGTCTGCCATTAATTATTCTCCGGATCTCCAAATGGGTTGTTTTCGCTAAAGTCTAAGAAGTCATCAGAGAAATCACTGAAGTCTGTATTCTGTTCGTTTTCTGATATTTGATTAACTTCAGCCACAGCAGTAACTGCAAATGATGAGTCGTTTCTACCAACACCAGATATAGTTATATGATGTTTATTAGATGTTGAAAAGTTATGAAACTTGCCATCAGTGGCTCCAGCATGTACGACTTCAAGCACATTCGTGTCTTTATTATAACTTATGACTTCACCAGTCATGTTAACACTCAGATCGCTATCTATTAATTGACTTACAGTATTTCCAGCTTCTGAAAAGAAACTCGTTGCAGCTAGTGTTAATGAATACTTATATGCATAATCTTTTTCAATCTTGTCAATATCTGTGACACCAGTATCGAGGTCTTCATCATTGTATTCGAACAATGAAGCCCTGAGTTTAAACGTTGGTACATTTTCGAGTTGATAAAATGGCTGTTCATGTTCTACATGCCTTATTTCAAACAAAGACTTCGACATTGGCAAGAATATAAGATCACCTTCTCTTGGCCTATCACCAGATATTTCGTTGTCATATCTTCCTACTGTTTCACCCCATCTTCGTCGCGAAACTACAAACGTGGCTTCATCTCGTATCTCGACACCAAACTTTGTGAATAGATCTCCTTCTCCTTCAAATCCCTCAACGTTTTCGATAAACATCTCTATCTTATATGAGGAATTAAAACGAGAAGGTACGTCATCTCCGAATATCTTATTCTCGTTGACTACATCTCTTGGAAGGTAGTATACTTCTTGACCGTATATCTTAAGAGATTCAATTACTAAGTTCTCATATAGTAACTGCTCTGACCTAACACCAGATTTGATATGAAAGTTTTTAGCCATATAATTATCCTATAAAGAAATCAATTGGTGCTTCGTGCTCTAGTCTTATTCTCTCTCTTAAGTCTTGTAATTCTCCTGTAGCATCATCATATAGTTGTCGACCGTTTATGATAACTCCTCCAGGAAGTTGCATACCCTCGAACTTCATCAAGTTTAAACCCCACTGCTCTTTTATCAAAGCAGTAGCGTATGATTTTAACCACATATCGTTATATACGTTTCCATGTGCTTCTGGATCTATTGAAGTATAAGTCTCAACGATTATGAAGTCATCTTCTTTAATATCATTATCTGTAAAATCTCCAAATATATAGAGTCTATTTTGTCTTCTTGAAAACTCCACTAACGGGTGTCCATTAAGTTTCATATCTAGTAAGGAAAGGTGCTGCTGCAGCTGTTCGTAGTAAGCAAGGTCACCAGCAAAGTTATTTAAGTCAGCGATGTCGTTTAACATCATCTGATACTTTATATCAAAAAAGTTGTATGAAGTTCCAAAAGACGAAGATATTGGTAGCATCCGCTTGACGTATAAGACGTTTGAAGGGATACTTACATATTCGTTAGTAATATCTGTAGCTGTGATTTGATGTTTTAAATAACCACGAACTGTTGCGTCTGAATGGTATTCTTGATAGTATTGGATCGCTTCATCGATACGATCTTCGATTTGATCTACGTCAACATTGACTTCAATAACAGGTTCGCCGAGTCTTCTCTTACAATAATCTATTAATGTTGCACGGGACGTTGGATTGGCCATAAATATCTCCGTTTAAACTTACTAGCAGTATTTATACTATTTATAAGTTTAATCGATATCTTTAATAGACATTTACCCTGAAGGCACAGTAGGCCACTTTACATCTGCAGGAGACTTATATGTTTTAGTTATATCACGAAGTTCTTGACGATAAACTTTGTATTCATCTTGTTTTTCTGCTGATAATGGGCTACTTGGTAAAAGTGTCCAATCACATTCAGCCAATAAATGGTTTCTTTGTAATCTTAAATTTTCTAAATCCAATGCTGGTTTTTCTTCTTTTTCATATCTATTCCACTCAGCTGCAATCACCTCTTTTTCAGATTGACTAAGTACTTTATCTGGTCTATCACCAACATCTTTCCACGTATATGTCATATTATGAGTCCTTTATTCCGTATAAGCTTACTTTTGCATATATGTTACCACTTGCAATTTTAAATCGCAGACCGTGAGTTCTTCCAGCCGCTGACATGCCACCCGAAGTAATTTGAGACCCATAAGTACCACTTGCTTGGTAAGCATTCAATGTAGTCACAGCTACAGTATTTTTTGCAGAATCAAATGGGCTGTAAACTCTAATCTGTCCACCAGATATCTCATTCTCTGCATTACCCATATTGACAGTAGATTTAAAAAATCCAGCAGTACCTAAATGTGTATTCCATCCAGAATTACTACTACTATGACGATAACCAGCAACTGTATAACCGAAGGTATTAGTTGTAGTAAAACCAGACCCATCTTGAGAAGGTTCAATTCTTAATTCATCATTGCTGGCGCCATACGCATAATGAATTATAAATTCATATACTTCATATGTATCATCAAAGACAACATCGCTAGTTCCATGTAAAAAATCTATAGATGATGCGTTAGTACCAGTTTGAGTTTTGATATGTACCATATCGCTAGTACCAGTTAGTGCAGAACCATCAAGAGCAGGCATTGCACCAGTGAGTTTTGACGCGGCCATAGCGTTTATATTTTCAGACGCAACTTTAATCCTACCTGGTATAGTACCAGTAGTCATGCCCTTAAGTTTTAGTTTAGTTCTAGCCATTGCATTTGCCTTTATCTAATTCTGCTTGACATTCTTTTAATCTACCTTCTAGCGTGTTTATCGTCGTATGTATATGACCAGTTGCAGCTGGTAATAGTCTATCTCTTAGAATATTTATTTCATCTTGTAGGGCCTTAACATGGTTTATTAATTGGCTCCTACTCATATCATCATTCCGCATCTTTTATCGTTAGTGTTCCTGCTTCAACTTGTCTTAGTATTTCTGCGTAGTCTGAGTTACCTAGTTTAGAAATAGGAACATAAGAAACTACACCGTTTATTTCACATTTAATACAACTAATTGTTTTGTCCTCTGTAGAAGATTTTTTATATTGTGCGTTTGTTATTTTCATTATAGTTCTGCCTTAAATTCAAGATAAGCGTCTGCGTCAGCACCTGCTCTTAAAAGTCCTGCTTGACCTATACGGTTTGCATCCGTAGTATCACATTCAATTTGTATTGTTTGGGGGGTAGCTCTATTAAGACCAAAA